GAATCATCCACAGATTTTCCGCATGCTAACGACCGTACTACCAATACGGTCGTCTTGGTCCCGAGGGGGGACGGTGCTGTGCCAGCAGCACGCTCCAGGCGAGGGGCAAGGGGACGGGGAACCTCTAGAAGAAATCCCCCCGGTCCTGCACCACCGGTTGTGGATAACGGTGCCGAGCGCGAAGCCGGTGATGCAGTAGCTCCTGAGCTTATACGCGCCACCCCACAAGCAGAGGTGGGGAACGACCCAGCAAGCGCTGGGGCCGCAACCGGAAACAATCTTCCGGCGGCTGGTCTGGGTGGACCCGCGCCCGCTCTGGCGGCGGATGAGCCATTGGAGGAGGAGGGTACTCCAATGGTTGGCGATGGGCTTGTGCCTAGGGTGAATGTAGATCGCGATTCTGCGGTGGTTGTGCCGCCAGTTAATCGCGGATTTTCATTGTTGGTCCCTCGTTGGCAATTGAGGTTCGCATTGACAAGCTGCGTGGCAGTGGTTAGTGGAACCTTAGCTTTGTTAACGTGGTATCATGTGCCTAAAGCGAGGCCCAAAGTGGTTGTAGATGGATTTATGCGCAAGATCGCAGGTTTAGAGGCTTTGGAGGAGGCTCCTCCGGTGGCACCTTCGATTGGTTGGAGGGATTGGGTTGGGACATTTGTTGCTGAACATTGCCCCGTGTCGCCTTTATTGGCTGTACTCATCACCTTTTCCACCCACTCTCTAACGAAGATGTTTGTCCCCAACAAGGTTCTCGAAATGCCTGATTTGGAACGTGAGGTGGAGGAAATGGCTTTGAAATTCAGAGTTGACGCTGAGTTGTTAGCTGTTGCGGTTAAGTTTGCGGCTTTTAATGAAAGAAGCATCAAATCAATGCGAGCACTTAGGTCTCATGTGCACGGTTGGTTAAACGTTAACCGCAAGTCCTGGTCAGAAGTCGTGAAGCTCGGTCAATGTGATAGGGCTTGCAATTTGGCCTTCATGGACACCTCTCGCGAAGACAATCTTGTGGATTGGGTATCGCACCTGTGGAGCTCTTTGAGTCGTGCTACTGTTTTGTCGCAAGGTAGGGTCGGCTCGAGGAACTTCGCGGGTAGCTGAGGCCCAGTCTCCGTCGGATGTTTGTGTGTTGCGGAGGGGGCTCGTATTCAACCTATAGATCATAGGTGTTCTTACGAGGTCCCTCCCACATCCGACGGAGACCAACATAACAGGCGGCTAATCCGAGTAGCCGTCCCCAGCTTCACGGGGACATACCAGCCTGTGATCCATCACAATTGCATTCATAATCAAGTGGTAGCTGTGGCCAACAGAGTTTTGGGGGTGGTCCCAAAACCGACTAGTCACGGGATCGCTATGATCATGGGTGCTGCAACCACAATCGCCCGTATCGTGCCCTGTACGGTTGAAAATTCGATTTATGATATGCCTGAGCGACACTCCGGAGCAAAGAAAGAGCGTTACTTGGAGGCCTGTCGGCAATACGAACTTCGAGGCTTGATGAAAAGTGATTCATTTTGCAAGATGTTTGTCAAGGCCGAGCGGTTTGATGTAGCCTCCAAGCGCAACCCTGATCCCCGTGCTATTCAGTATCGCGGGGGAGTCTACTGCGTTGCATTTGCCGCGTTCTTGCGCCCCATCGAAGACTTCATTTATTTGTCGTCGTTCGCCAACGATGGGGTACCACCTACCCGTAATGTTGCTAAAGGCTTGAACAGTGTTATGCGTGCTGAACTGCTAGTCACAAAGCTCACTCACTTCGCGGACCCGGTTGTGGTTAGCGTTGATATGAGCCGATTTGACAAACACGTCGCCATCGCTCACCTTAAGGCTAACCACTACATCTATTTGGCATCTAACCCAAGCAAGCTATTTGCTAGTATCCTTTCTCTCCAGCTCAACAATAAGTGTTTCTCCAATTTGGGCTTGAAATACAAATGCGAAGGGCGTCGCATGAGCGGGGACATGGACACAGCAATTGGGAATATTCTCATCATGCTTACTATGGTCATCGCTATTTGCCGCCTCACCTTGAAGTTCTCTCGGTGGGATTGTTTAGATGATGGGGATGATTGCCTTATTATTTTGGAGCGTGATGACCTACCTACCTTCCAGGCTGAAGCTAGTGGGTTATTTCTCCAAATGGGGATGGAAATGACTGTTAGCAGCACAACAAGCTCCCTCTTCCAAATCGATTTTTGTAAATCTCGAGTGATCGAGTACCAACCTTCACGATACAAATTTGTTCGTGACTTTCGAGACGTTTGCTCGAAGTCCCTTTGCGGATCCCGAAATTGGACGGACCCCATCTACCGCGAGCGTGTCATCAACGCGACCGGGATGTGCGAGTTAGTCCTTAATCTCGGAGTTCCTGTTCTCCAAAGTTTCGCCTGCGCTTTACTACGTAATACGCGGGGTGGGACTCGTCGTCATGCGAGGGATGGCCTTTTGCAGCGCGCGCTGCGAGACGCCTCCAGACTCGGTGTTGCCATTGAGAACGTCCAGCCGGTTGAGATCTGTCAGTGCGCTAGGGAATCCTTTGCCGAAGCATTCGGCTTAGACCCCATTCAGCAGCAAGACATTGAAAGCTCCCTTGATGCCTGGGTGTTCACCAATGATGAGCCTTTTGAGTCCGATTCAGACTGGGATGTCCTTACCTGGTTTGGCTGTCGTACGCATCACGAGCTCTACCCCATCGGGCATGTCTAAGAAAAACAAGAAAGCCGCAAAGAGCCAAGGATCTACCAAATCCAAGGCTAACAAGGCACGGCCCACGCCCAGTGGTCCAAAACCCCCCAAATCCGCATCTAAGTCTAACCAACACTCCAAGGTTATAGAAGACATTTGCGGTGTAGTTAACCCGTTTTGTGAGTCCGCTTACGGAGCCAAAGTCTTTGACCTCGGCCGGGTGCGTACCATCTCGCTGCCCTACATTGCTAGAATCTCATTTTCCACTGATGCTGGCGGTATGGGCGCGATGCTATTCACCCCACAATACACTAACGAACCATTTATACAGGGTGTGATGACTGGAGCTGATGCTTCCTACACAAATTACCAGCCTCGCGCCGTCTCCAACGTTGTTAGTTGGCGGTGCGTAACCTTTGGTCTAATTATCCGAGCGGTGCAATCCCCCCTTAACCAAGCGGGAACTGTGCACCTTCGGTTGTTTTCACCAAAGACCGGGTATGCGATGGGTACCGTCAATGTCTCCACTTACAATTGCGACCAATTTTATGACATACCAGTCCATGAACTAGGTCAAGGATTCCCCGTAATCCTTCCCCGTTTAGATGCAGTAGCTGACCTCCTACAAGATCAAGGGAAACCTTCTTCTGCCGGTGGTCTGGTCACCAATTGGGTTTCAACTGGTTGGCCTATGTTGCAGGTAGGGGTGACTGGCGGTTCATTGTCCACCTACGTACTGGACATCACTGTGTATCAACATACAGAGGTGGTGTTCCAGGACAACGAGGGCTTGAGCCAATTAGGAACCTTTACTGTACCAACTACTCCTGCATTGAAAGGCGCAGTTACCCAAGTACAAAGTTCACTTGGTGCATTTGCGAGTAAGTCAATCGAAGCAGTGGCCACCAAAGTCACTAATTCTGCGGCTTCCGCTCTCGCTAACGCGCTACGATTCGGAGCTTAACTACGGTGTGGCTAGACCCAGCTACCTCAACTGGGCCCACCTAAGCCAAGAGGGACAATCAAGTTTTGAAGTTAGAGTGCTCGGCTGGCCCTATTGGGCCCCCAGACAGGAACCAGGCAACGTCGGTTAGGTGAACGGGTTAGCCTTAGTAGCCTAGTGAGCGAATTGTTTGAAGCACACGATCAACACTCGAGGCCTGAATGCGGGGCTGTCGCAGGTGACGCTGATTAAGTTACAGCCGAGCTACCTCAGTTAAACGCTATTAAGGAGCGGGTGCGGCGGGTGTGGATAACAACCAAACAACATTGCTAAGCGACGCCTGTGGCCCGGCAGAACGCTCTCTTGCAGGAAATTCGTTTGGTAGACGGGTAAGAGTGGCTAAGAAACTTGATGGTCGGGTCGTGATCACAACACGAATACCCAAACATGTTCAACTAAAAATCTCGAAAGGGAGGGGCAGTTGAACCCAAACAAATAAGTATATCTCGCGCGACAAGCGCCCGCCC